ACTTCTTAGCCAAGCCAAGAGCTGTAAGTCCAGCATTGGAGTTCATCGATCCTTCGTCTCCGTGGACTAAGACCCAGCCTTTATGGAACTCGAATGGCTTTTTATGAAAACGAATCCCCAAGTCGGAGAAACCCATAAAGCGGGAATACTCGAGCTCTGGAAGTCCGATGAGACTAGGAGCTCCTCTAACGAGAGTGTGGTATAGACGATCGGTGTGGTTGGATCGAGTGATGTCGGTAGTGCCGAGATCCCAGAGGATGTTCTGAGCGAGACTTCGATCATGATCTAGCTGCCCTTCATATTCCAGATGTGTGCCTTTAGCCCACTTAGATTGGCTCTGCATGTCAAGCTCATCGCCTGTGTTGAGAACTAAGTCGAACTTCTCGCGCTTTACTAACTTAATAAGATTTTTAACGGCTTGCTCATGGTGAAAAGGTATCTGAAGGTCACTGATCACCAGGTATCTGCGTTTAGTCATCATCCTCATCTTCGTAATCGCCGAACTTCTCTGGCTCGACTGGATCAGGCAAGATCCAACGCGGATAAGAGGGAACATCTGTAATCATGAATAAAGTAATGCCCTCTGAGAATCCCGCTTTGCGTAAAGACTTGTAATACTCATGCAATCCAATGCAGTAAGCATCGAGCTTTGAGTAGCCTTGCTCCTCTAGGGCTCTTGTCTCTTTTCTTGCCATGATTAAATTATCGCTCTAACAGTATGTTATAGATCTCATCGACACGCGCATGGAGTCGCTTAATCTCAGCTAGTAAATGAGTAATGACAAAGCCCGACAATCCACCAAGTGTTACTAGCGTGGCGATGTAGAGCTGAAAGAAATCTGTCTGGCTCACTTTTTAGGGCTCGCGTATCCAAATACCCCGGACAATACAGCCCAAAGGATTGCGCGGTAGTCAAGGTCAAAGTTGCTAGATGCCCATGCAGCTAAGAATGCTCCAGCAGCAAGGATTGCAGGGTTCTTCATGTTCTTCATTATTCTCCACCTAACATAGATACTTGAAAAAAAGCACCATCATTGTCAGCTTCTTTCTTAAAGCTAACATGCATGTGCTTAGTGTGTTTGTTAGCCCCTGTGTACTTGCGCCACTTCCAGTTAAGGATGCGTGAGCAGATTCGTCCATCGTAAATGATGTAACTAATACGCTTGTCTGCTTTTGACTTGGACAAGGTACGAAGCTGATCAGCAAGATCTCCCATGATGTCTGGCTTACCGCCCTTGAATAAGTCTTTGTCCACATCAATGGCACGAACCCAGCCCTGCTCATCAGGATTATGATCTGACTTGCGAGCAGCGTGTCGGGTATCACCGATCCAACCATCCGATGTGCGGTCACGATCTGGGAACGAGTCATCGAACTGTTCGCGTAGCTGTATCGCTGCCTTACTTAGCTTCGGCTTCATCGATCACACTCGGTGTGGATTGTTCCGCTTGTTGCTTGTCGTAAGCCTCTTTGGTCATTGAGTGCATTGACCCGTTTTCGTCTGTCCAGACTACACAATCAACGCCTTCTGTGTTTTTATAGTTTTCCATTTATAACTCACATCCTGTAAATAGAATCGAACCCGAAGCATTTGTTATTTGTAATTTTACTGGAGTGCTTGAGACTAAAGTAGGCGAACCTGCTGTAGTTGTCGCGTTGATTGAGAAAGTGTCAATTGATGAAGTATTCATCGTTAGTGCAGTTGGGCTTCCACCGCTAAAGCCTGTGTTATAGACAGTAAAATGTGAAACATTTGAAACTGTCATACCAGTTGGCGCGACTCTTGCAGTTACTGGAAGTTTTACAACATACTGACTACCAGTTGTTGAATAAGTAAATCCAAGTGCTTCATAACTCAATCCGCTAATTGCTGGCAAGTAACGCTGACAAGCGGCTAATTCTCCTTGGATTGTTCCTGCATAAGTGCGGAAAGGTAGGGCAACGCTGCCCACGTCAATCTGTACGCCTGTAATTTCAAAGAAATCGGCTGCTCCTGCAGTACCAGTTGGTGCAAAATTAAAATACACCGCCATTTCAGTCGTTGTTGTAGGAACTGTCGCGCTTGCAGTAAATCGTTGCCAAGTTGTTGTTAAAGTGGCAGTTGAAGAAATTGTGTTGGCTGAACCTGTGTATGTTCCGACAACGCTTTGATCTGTTCCTGTGCCTGTTACTAAATAAAAAGGCAACGCATTAGAGGTTGCAGAATAATTTGCACCTCTGCGAGCATAAAACGACAATGTGACAGTTTTCCCTGCATACGGTATTGAATTGATTGTCTCAAAAGATTGTGTGAATGGAATTGCTGTTGTATCACTACTTCCATTTGCTCTTTGAACTCTCGCGCAATACTGAATAAATGGCAAATTAGTTGTATCGCCAGTTGCTTGACGTGAAGCGCTTGCTTGACCACCAGCATATAGATTCCAGCGGTCTGCTGCGTATACACCACCACCAGCACCAGTGATACTTGTCCCTCGTTGCCAGATTTGAAATGCTGAGTTTAGAACTGGGTTGCCCTGGATTGTTCCAGCGGTATAGCGCAATCCTGTTGAAGTGGAACTATCTGCTACGAGCGTTTCGCCGTTCGCCCCTACTGCTAGGCGAGCTACTGTGTCGGCAGCTGTGCCAGCAATTAAATCGCCCTTTGCATCTACAATAGTTGCAGGAATACCAGAAGCATCTGCGACCCACTTAAAGTCCATATCTGTATTACTGTTTTTAGCAAGGACTTGGTTAGTAGTGCCACCCTTGAGATCTAACAGGGAAGCATCAATAGCATCGCCTAGACCCTCGATGGCAGTTGCGCCATCCTTGACTAGGTCGGTACTGGTCGGTACAGGCCAGCCGAAGTTAGGTGTTGTGGTTGCCATTAGGTTAGAGCTCCGATCGCTTTAGTCCACTGTAGTGTACCATTTACGCCACTCCAGATGGTGTTAGTTGGAATTACTGTTGCCCATGTCGGGGCTATAAGTGAAAAGTCTGTAGGCGACACATAGATTGTCATATCCACAAAGGTTGGGGTGGCTCTGATTGAAATGCCCTCTACAAAGCCTGAGAAGTACCCCTCGAACATGTTGAAGGGTAGGTTAGTAATAACTACTGGCTCGCCAAAGAATAGGTTGATTAGGTCATCTCTAAGCGCATCTGGCATAAGAGGATTGTCAAGTCTGAAAGTAATCTGATCTAGCTGTGTTCTAGGTGTTGCGCGTAGGGCTATATCGCGCTCGATGATGTCCTCAATGTCTGCCAGAAAGCGGATGTTCGAGTCGAATGTCCTTTGGTAGCGACCATAGGTCGTAATAGAAGCATCATCTGTAGCTGAGTATGTGCTGCCATAGTCATTGCCATAGCGCACGATCTCGCTATTGCGAATCTTGCCAATCTGTAGGATTGACTTCACGCTGGCAGGGGAAGCGTAGTTGCCATCTAATTGGGTTGAGCCATTAGTTGCTAAATAGTTACTTCTATGATCCGCATCGGCATAGGCTATGCGCCCCTGCTTGTCCTCGTAGAGGTTTCCGAGTGCGCTGTCTGCAATCTGTTGAACTAAAGTCTGGGTGTTGCGATCTGCTGCTGAAAGATTATCCATCTGATAAAGACCAGTATCGATCTCACCCAATCCCACATTCTCAGCATTAGCCCATGTGGTAGTTGGATCGTAATCTTCCCATTGCAGGGCAGATGCTACTTCATTCCATTCATTGACTAACAGATCTTGCAGGATAATGGCTATCTGTTCGCCATCAAGTCCATGAGCTACAGAATCTGTGTATATGGCTTTAGGCAGTTTAGCCAGAGCACCGACTGCAAGGATTGTGCCTAATGTGACAAAGCCTGTTTCTTCTGGACTTCTAACTGAAGTGGAAAAGTCTGAGACTGTGCCACCGAATACGACAACATAATCTCCATCGCTGTCTTTAAGCTCTAAAGTCAGAGAATCTGTTACATCGATGTCAAAGAGTGCATTGGTAGAGTTGATGATGTCCATGCGGGCATAACCTGCTTGGCATTGGCGATCGATGTCGATGCGCCCTGTAGTGAGATTAACCCCAGTTACATTGGTATAAACAGTCGTGCCGACTGTGATGCGCCATTCTGGAAGCCATGTCATACTGCAAGAAGTCCTGTGGAACTAGTGCCTCGCTGGTAAGACTGACGGACTACATCTTCCACGGCTCTAGCAATAGCCTCTGGATCACCGATACCAGCCTGAATTGTGATGTTATAAGAATTAGCAGCTTGTGCTGCATAGCGTGAGCCACTTACTGCGCCAGATACTCCTGCTCCACCCGCTAAACCTTGCAACAAAGATGATCTAGCAATGCTTTCTAGATCAACAGTGGTCGCCATCGATCCAGCAGCCGAAGCGTTCTGCATATCTAACAGATCAGCAAAAGCATTGGCACGCGCTGATGCTGCTTCTGCATATTCCAGAATTGCCCCGATAGATCCACCTGCTGTGGAAATTGGTGCGATGTAATCTCCTGCTGGAATACCAGAGCCTAAAGTTGCGCTGGTTGGTAATGATGCTTTAGCTTGAGTATTAGCCTGGGCAAGTAGTCTAAGCATTTCTTGAATACTAGCCAAAGCCTTGTCTAAGTTGCTTTGATTGATTAGATCAACAGGCTTAAGGCTATCAAGGATTGACTTGATGTCTGCAAGTTTTACATTCTGAGCAGTCAAAGCACTAAAGATTTTAAGATCTTCATTAAGTCTCTTGGTTGCAGCAACGATGGCTGCTTCATCCTTAGAAGCAATAGCATCTTCTAAATCCGAGATTGACTTCTTGATGTTTAGACGAGCAGTATCATTGGCAATCTGTAGAAGTTGCGCTTGGCTAGTTGCCTTGCCTAATTGCTCGGCTTGGTTAGTAAGAGCTGCTGCAACTTGGATCTTATCCATGTCAAAGACTTCTTCACCTTTAAGAAGGGCAAGATTAGCCTTGTCGATCGCAGCCTTTAATCGTGCAGCCTTTAATGCTTTTGTTTCTTCTGCTGTTAATTTAGTTTTAGTCTTAAGGGTGCGAGCAGCATAGATAGATTGAAGTCTGGCTAGATCTGCCAATCCTTGAGCATTGATACCGCTCTGTCCACTAGTTGATGCTCTACCAGCTGCATTTAATGCAGAAATGTAAGCACCAAGAATAGGGATCATTTGGATGTCTAAGAATCCAACCCCCGGCAATCCTTTAAGTTTTTCAATCATTACACCGATACCACGAATGACATCTGCCGTGTAGATAGCAACATCTTGCATAGAACTTGCAAGGTTATCAACGGAATCTTGATCGCCTAAACCTTTAAGGGCATCGATTAAACCTGTACCGATGATCTCAGAAGCGTTGGCAGCAGCAACGCCTAACTTATCGATTG